TGGTATTATATTAATTGTCAGCCAAGGAATATGGAAAGGATGGTGGTTGAGATGAGTAAGGTTATTAATTGGGATGGGCGTGAGGTCGATTATGACAGTGCCGTGGCTCTTATGGATGATGATGTTCGTGAGGGCTTGCATGTGGCTCTTGCTCCTTGTTCTGAACAGGATTTTTTAAATGCGTATTTGATTGCGCATTATGCTAAGTATGGCGAAGAGTTTACAATCATCTGAAGTGGAAAAAGGTTTGAACAATGGAATGGCATTATTTTACTGTTGTTGACACGTACATGGGTTTAGACCATCGTTTTCGGTGGCGTGAGGCGATTTGCGCTTACTGTGGGGTTGATTATCAATTTCAAATGTATGATGGGATGTGTGGCCGTTGGATTACGATGAGTTCTTTTGTTGACTTGAACGATGGTTTTGAGTATTGTCGTAGTTTTGATTTTAAGGAATTTTATAGGACTTATGGAGAACGGTGGGTGTGATTAAAATGTTTAAAGTTAAGGCCTATGTAACCGAGATTGAACCGGGTCATGTGTACTTGGTTGATGTTGACGGTTTTGAGAAAATTGTTACTGCTTGTAAGGAGATTGATAATGGCGTGGTCACGTTTAAATCAGCTCTTACTAGAGTTCTTGACCATGATTATGGTGATTGTGATTTTGATTTCATATGTTGTGGTGTTAAAAATGGTGTTGGTTGTTATGTTGTTTCAATTTATGATTATGCATGGTGACTGATAACAAATAAGCCCCGCAATGTGCGGGGCTTATTTATGCTGGGAGGTTAGTAGTAGAGTACTTCGCCGGGGTAAATAAGGTTTATGTTACCCGAACTGTATCCTGTGATGTCGTACATGCTGATTCCAAGGTGTGCGGCGATGCCTGATAGTGTGTCGCCCGCCTGAACTACGTATGTGTGCGTTACTGTTGCGGTGCCGCCGCCGTTGTGACATACCTTGTCACCGGGGTATACTATGGACGGGTTGCCGCTGGGTACGGTTACGTTCCACCAGTCGGGCCAGAACATTGAAACGTACTGTCCAGACTGGATGATAACGCAATCGGTGTCGCACGTGTTGCCCGGCGTGCTGGGCTGTGGTGCTGGTTGCGGTGTGGGCTGTGGCGTGGGGTTGGGTGCAGCCTGTCCGCTACCAGCGTATGCATGCCACGTGTTGAGGTCGCCGTAAACTACGCTTAGGTCAACTCCCCCGGCCCAGCCGTTGACGTAGCCGGTGGAAGTGTATTGCCATGCGACGGCGAACGGCCAGTAGTGAAGCGTGGGTTGTGTTGCGGGCGGGTTGAACCCGTAGATTGGCGTATAACCTAGCGTATATGCGGCTATCCACAGGCCATAATTTCCGGCGACAACCGCCGACCAGTCGTAACTGTTTTCGGTGTACTGATTTGTGTAGATAATCGGCTTGGTGCCCCATGCAGCTCCTACGGTCTGAAGCCATGTGAGTGCCCAATTAGTGTCCCATGGGGCGTTCGGCTCCCAGTCGAGGATTGGCACGATGCCTTTGCCGATGTATCCGCGTGTGTTGTCGATAAAGTAATTGGCTTCGCTGACAGCGCTGTTTTCCGTGTGTGCGAAGTGGTAGACGCCGACGCCCTGCCCTGCCGCTAGCGCGTCTTGCACTACGCGGTCACAATCGGGGTTGACGTATCCGACACCCTCGGTGGCTTTGGCAACGACGATTTCCGCGCCGGTGGTGGTGACGTTGATACCGGTTTGCCAACTGGATACGTCTATCATGTCCGCCGCGCTTGCGGTTGGCGCGAATACCAGTAGCAGTGTGGCGATTGCGGCGATTATACTATAGGCGACTGCTTTAATCTTCCTCATCATCGTTTTCCTTTCTCTCAATGTTGAAAATGTTGAGAATATTCGAGCCTTTTAGATCGGGGTTGATTTTCATGCAATTCTCTATGATTGAAGTAATCTCAATCAGACAGATGCCTACGCAAACCGGAATGAACACGGGTAGTTCGATTCCGAGATTGATGTAGTTCGACCCGTATTCTACAATCAGCGCGACACAGATTATAGCGAGGTAAGCGAATTTGTGCCCGAGCCCTTGCCTCATTCTCTCACTGGATAGTTCGCCGTGCATAATCGCATTGACTACGCCGGTAATATAGTCAATCAGTACCAATAAAAATACGATACCGATAACGATTAATTCATGAATTGGCATGAATATTCCTCACTTTCTTATGCCTGATTGTTGCAACAAGCCGCCAAGAATCATACTGAACTCCGCTTTGATTTGCGGTGTTTCAAAACGCAATCGTCCGACGCGATAGGCGTTCAGTATTTTCTGCGTCATATCATCGGAACGTTTGAGCATGATGCAATCATTATCAACCAGCCGGTAATCAAACGTAAAATCCCTAGTGATTTTCGGCTGTTTTTTGGTGATGACATATAATACTTCATCGGCGTCACTCAATTGTTGATACACGTTGAAAATACCGTATTCGGTGGTTCTCAGCGTGAACGCATAACCGGCGTTGTTGAAACCACTAACGAGGGTATTGGCGTTATCCCTGAAGTCGTTATTGATTGCGTAACTCGCATAATTTTCGTCATATTTGCGTAAAAACTGTCCGAATTTCGATGTGGCCACCTTGGCGCTGAACCCGCCATAATCCGCCAATTCCACCATGATGAACCCATCGCAATAGCGTTGGTATTGCGTGTGATTGTCCAACTGCGGTTTCAGGTTGATGTTGAATGCCGAAAAATACGGGTTGGCCAACGTTACCGCGTTGCTGCACATGATGACGCGAACCCTATCATTCCAACGGTCGACCGTATTATAGAATTCCTCAAGCGCGGTCACTTCACCGCCCAAATACCGCATATTATCGGGGAATATCTCATCAAAGACAATGGTTCGCACTTTGGGGTACGCAACTGATTTCACCTGTCCGGCCTGACTGAGGGCGATGAAATACCCCATGATATGCCATGTCGGGCGCGTCTTGCCGTGCTTGTCCGTGGTCGCGTCCCTGTCATCCAGCCAGTGACATTCGGCTTGATTGCCGGACATGCGAAACTCCAATTCCGGGTATTGTTTCGCGATGTCCGCGAACCATGTGCCCTTGTTTTTCTGTTCCTCTGCGGTGCGTCTTAGATAGATGAATTGCCAGCGTTTTTTAATCCAGTCACCGATAACCAATTTTTTGGCACCGTAGGTTTTTCCGAGGCCGCGCGCGCCGATGACGAACATCCAAGGTGCGTGATAGGATAAGATGCGCCCATAATCGTAATAATCGCCCTCGGCTAACAGTTTCTCCATAATATCCATACTACCATACAACAGTGATAAACCGGTATATATTTACCGGTCTGTCACCGTGTCAGAAGTTCGGCGGCGCACTGGTGCCGTCCCATACGTTCAAGAGCGAATAGACGGTATTATAGCGTGTCCCATATAGCCCGAACGGGGATGTGTTGAGGATATTATTATACAGTTGGGTAAGAGATGAAGCATGAGGCACATTCAACGCACCCGCCGGGCTTTGATGATAAGCGCTCACCCACAGTATTTGCATTTTCGCATCATCATACATCTGCGGGTAGCTCTCGTAATCCTCGGCGAACTGATTACGCTGGCCCTGCCGTGATTCCGTGCGCCGTGCCCACGTCTGGAACGCCGCAACCTCGCTACCGGTCATCGCCCTATCGAACGTGCCGCCTGATTCCATGAGCGCGGCAATGCTCGGCGCGGCGGCGGCAAACGCCTCATATCCTACAGCATCCACCGCCCTCATCGCATTCAAAACCTGCAAACGGCGTCCAAAACTCCATTGAGCAATGCCGATACCCTGATGGTTTGGCTCAACCGCATCCCAGCGTAATGATGATTCAACGGTGCCAATCACATAGAGCGCGTATGAGCTTTTCCCGTCGCCCACGCTTGGCGTGCCTTGACCGTGGTCGGCGTCCGGCTGGCCCGTGCCGCCGCGATATACCCAAGTCTGAGCGCTCGACTTGTAGAAAATGACTTGCGATGATGTCGTGCCCGAACCACTGTGATATACGAGATTGTCGCCTTGCAGTTGAATCCACGCGGAGATATCGCCGTCCACGTTAACGCCCGGATTATTACCACCAGTCGGATTATCACCGGATTCTGGCGGTTCCGGTAGTGCCGTGGGGTGCAGATAGCCGAGAAGCTGTGAACCTTTCGCAAGCGGTAACAATTGGTGTACGGTGGGCGTTGGGTTTTGCGTCAGAACATCGATGCTGTCGCCTTGGATGCCGCCCCATACGATGGCTACGTGGCTGCCGGGGTAGTCTTGACTTCCGAATCTCCAAAACACGACATCGCCCATGCCGGGCGTATAGTCGGCGCTTTTTTTCTCGAAAACGCGCCCCACGGCGGGCGTGGTGGGGAACATGGTGTAATTGCCTTCCGCGTAACCTGTCGGGGTGATGCAGTCACCTAACGACAGATTGTAATTATCCATACAATATTTCGCCCATAAATCCCAGCATTGAGCGCCGTAAACCCCGTCCATGTCCCAATATTGGTTTTGGGTACGTTTCAACCATGATTGCACGTCTACCATGATATTAATATACCCCGCCCGGCGTACCGAGCGGGGTATAATCATGGGAATGTTGGCAATTTGCCAGTCAGCGGACAATAAAGTAGCTTGTCTGGAAAGTTGCGTTGATTGAAGCTGATGTTGACAATCCGCTCGACCCGCCCCAAAACTTGATTTCGCCTGTCGGCATCACCAAAATGTTACTCAACGAGCCGGGGTCAGATATCGGCTGCGTAGGTGCCTGAACGGCAGCAGTGGGCCTATACTGTTCCGCAATGGTTGCCATTCTTGTACTCAAATTAGCGGAATACGCTTTTGTTGGGTTTACACCAGTTCCCTCCGGCGTTCCGATTCTGAGCATGACGTGTATCATACGAGAAATTGGCGAATAATACGCGGTGAGAACACAATCTCCATTTGCGAAATAGCCTGTCAGAACGTTTTGACTTACGACTTGAATCGGGGCGACCCCGGTTGACTGAAGGCTAGTAATACTGGATTGTGCCCCGCTCGCCATCTCATAAATCGTGGAGGCAGTCCCAGCGTACCCCCCTTGCTGGGTGTATCGGGCGTCGGCCTGACTCTTGGTGTACACGTCGGACGTGTTCGCCTTGGTGTTAACCGTGCTGGATAGAGAAGACACCGTACCTTGCAGTGCGGTCAACGCGGTGTTTTCCGCCTTACCGTTAATGGTGGACATAAGCGCTTGTGCGGTCGGTTCCGAGGTCACGCCAAGCGCGGTAAAATACGACGCATGTTCGGCAATATCACTCTTATTGGTTTGCGCCAACGATAGAGCGTTATCCGCCGTGCTTTTCGCCGTATTGGCGGTACTTGCCGCGGTTGTCGCGTCCGTTTCATTACGATACATCTGCGAATCGATCTTGCTCATATCCGCAGTGTAGTCGCCGCGCCATGACGGTTTATCATCCGGGCTGTCACCGAACTGGCTGAGATTATAGTGTGGGGTTTTGTTGATACTGGACATTATGGTACCTCCTTGATAATGATTCTACTTAGTGACCCGTACGATTCCGTTATCGTCCAACCATTGCGAATCCAATTGCGCAGCAGTCAGGCCCTTGGTTCCCGGTGCGGCCGCGCTTTTATCCACCTTCCCCGCAAGCCCGGAGGTGAGCGCCGACGTGGTGGCTAATCCGCTCACGTCCGGGATGTCGGTTTTCTTGGCGACGGTGTCCGCCACGCCCAGCGGAGAGTCTGACGTACCGTTGCCGGTAAGGTCGGCGGTATGCGACACCGACGCAAGGCCACCCCCCCCAGCGGCAGATGCGACATCGTCCGCGTTCTGCTTCAACTGCGCGTCAATCTTCGCCATGTCGCCGTTGTAATCAACGAGCCATGTGGGGCGGTCGGTGCCGGCAAATTGAGAAAGATTATAGTTTTCGGTATGGTTAGTTGCGGTCATTGTTTACTCCCTACTATCAAAATTTTGCGCAGTGGGATTTCTCTGCACATACATATCGTCAGCGTCTCTACGCATCAGATAAACATCCGCCGGTTCGCCCTCGGGGATGCTCTTACCGTACGGGAATTGCGAGCGTCCGGGAAAGTCGCCGGGTACGCAATTGTCAACGGCGGTTGCTCGTAAATCATATTCACGCGCAGGCAACCCCAGTGCATCATACATAGATGCCTCAAGCTCCATATCATCATAATCCCCCCAAAATAGAGCATGATTACGGACGTTGTCATACATCCCATCTAGTACGGTCTGCAAGGCGTCCTGTTTGCCGTATGCTGGCGACCACGCCAGCCCTGTAACCTGCGACTGTTCAATAAGCTGTATCAACTCTTCACGTAACGCGGCCATCTGCCTGAGCAGGTTATCGGCCATGTCCTTAATATCCTGATTATTGGCGTCAATCGCAGTGTTTACTGACTCAATCAAGGTATTGAAATCAGCCTGCAAAGCATCAAGATTGTGGCGCAGGCATTCGATTAACTGTAACGTGGTCAATCCGTCCCGATACGTGAAAGGAACTGACGTGGGCACTCCGTCAAACAGGCGTTGCCGTGGAATCAGCGCATTAATGGCAACCATGATTACTCCCATTCTCCATAGTTATGGCAGTTACTAAAAATCGTATCATACGAGCCCCACACTTGCATAAAGCATGGCTCAAGGCTGCGCACGATCTCCATGTCCACGTTGATAATCGCCTGTCGGTATTCCTGAATCAGGCTCATGGCGCTCTGACTGCGCCCGGTTACATGGCTCTTGCCCTTGGAATTACTAGAATCATGCTGGAAGTCGGTGGCGCTTTGCGCGGTGGTGTGGCTGGTTGAATCCTGTGAACTGGACGCGGTGCCCGAGCTGTCCGCCTGCGACTCGTTCGCGTGACTAGCGTAGCGTGCGAAGTCCCCTTGCACGCCGGTTTGCGGCACGTCACTGTCGAAACTTCTGGACGTGGTGGTGCTGGAATTATCCGACTTGCTGGTGCTGTTGCTGGTGGAATCCTGTGTACTGGATGCCCTGCCGGATGACTGGGATTCACTGCCGCTCTCACTGTCTGTGGTCATGTCCATGGAGTCTAGCGGATTGTATTCCATGTCCAATGTCCGATAGCGCTCGTTAAAATAGGGCATGATTTCCGCCATCGTCATTCCCAGATAGAAGGTGAATTGTTGTGCGGTTTCCTGTCCTATCTCTCGTAGCGCGTAATGGCGCACGATTTTCTCGTTCAGGTCGGCGCGGTGGTCTTCCCGGTAAATCGGGTAATAGTCGGCGCTGAGGTGCAGTTTGGCGTCTGTGTCGTAGCCGAACGCAATGAGATTGCCGAGGGTTTCCGTGTACTCGCCGGGCGTTGTCATCGCGTAGGCGCTAAAACTCTGTGCCATACGTGGCCTCCCCCGTTTGGTGGCTAATACGTGCGGCGACGATATCATGATATGCTTTCATTGCAACAACTTGTTTTTTCAGCAGCTCCGCAGCATGGCTGGACATGGACAAGTCCCCCGTTTCATAGTTATACAGAGCACTTTCGGCCTCACTGACTTTATCGGCGACTTCATACATTTCATGGACGAGTCTCACCATAGTGTCACAAGTCATCATTACAACACACCTCCAATACCCGCGTCATACGAGGCGGGCATGTCAATATCCGTCGTGCCGCTGGCGCTGGAATCCAGCGCGTTGGGTACGCCGGAGCTTTGCGCGTCCGCATACTCCACCCACACGTTCAATTGTGGCCATAGGCGGTTTATTTCCGTCGCCGCCGTCTGCCGCGCCTTGAGAAAGCTCAGTCGGAACACGTCCACCTTTTCATTGGCTTGCGCCACCTCGTCGGAGATGAGCCGTTCTTTTTTCTCCGTGCCGCTGGATTGGATACCCAAATATCCTAGTACCTCATTGGTCACCTGCGCTTTCTGCTGGATGAACTTGTCCAGCAGATACGGGGTGGTATTGGGCCACGGTTGGAACATGCTACCGGGGTCCAATGAATCGTATCCGATGATATAATCCTGCCCATCCTGCCGCTGTTGCAGCATGTTTTGCACGGTGAGCTTGGTGCGCGGGTCGGCTGTGATGATGGTCGGCAGTTTCAGGCTCTCCAAGTTCACGTCATATGCCTTGTCGATGTCGGCAAGGCGTCGCGCGTACTGCCATAACGTCGGTTTGAATCCGACGCGCATTCGATTGTCCCAAATCGGAATGCATTCCGCCCCCGCTTTGAGCTGCCGATAATGGTAGTTGACACCTACCGGCTCGAAGCGTGTTGGATTGTTGTACACGTTCAATCGGCCTTGATATCCGGCCTGAGTTACGAGGAACCTGCCGATACGCTTGTCTTCGAAAAACAACGCGCAACCGTATTCACACAGACATATTTCCAGCCAACGTTCATCCACGGTGGGCGGTAATCCGCGCCAACTGAAACGGTTTAACGCCAGTTCCATCAGCAAATGAAGATACATGTCATCAAGTGTGGCCGCGCGTGTTTTCGCGTAGTTCCCACGCGGATGCAACGCGCCGCCAACCCGATTCCTTTTAGACCTACTCATATCACCATCATATCACTCATAGCCGATGCCTGATAGTGGCTCATTGTCCGCCCAGTCCGTCACGCCAATATACTCCGGCTTGCTCCATACGGTCACGCCCCGCTCGAACATGCCCTTGATGGTAAGACGATATTCCTCGGGTAGCATGCCTTTCACATACGCTTCCTGCATCTGCCAGAACGTAAATTTCTCCATACATTCCAGCGAGGCGGGCGGGGTAATGAAGCGTTGGACAAAATACCCATACCGTAGCATATACTCGCCTGCGGCTCTCAGAGCACTGGGGGCGCACGTCTTGAATCGAACCAACACACCCATGATGCCATTGCTCAGATTAAACATGTCACCACCAAGTGCGCCCGAGACGGTCGGCGGCGTCAACTGCATTTGCTGCACCTGCGCATTGATTCCCGCGATAGCGTTCTGATAGTCCCCCTGAGCGGCGTAGGCGGCCAGTCCATAATTAGCCTGTGAAGTGATGGTATTGAGTTGGTTACTCAATTCGGTCGCCCCGCTTGCATAGGCGTTTGCCTGCGAGGTGGACGCCGTGTTGGTGGCAATCTGATTTGCCGTACTGGCTGCGGCAGTAGAGTTTGAGATTGCCGCCGAGGAATTGATGCCGTGATTGGCAATGTCCATCTGCGCGGAGCCGAGAAACGCGCCCCCGATGGCGTTCACCACCCCCATTGGGTTACGAGAGGCGATAGCGTTCAGACTGCCGCCGATGGCCCCGGCCATACCGTTGAGATTATTGTTACTGATGTTCTGCTGCACCTGCAAACCGGCCATCTGACTGGTTCGGTCCTGACTGATGGCAAGAGACTGGTTCAATGAGTTCGCCGTGATTGCATTGTTCGCGGTTCGGTTCTCATTGCCCCAGTTGGTTTGCTGTGCGGCGTATTCGCGTTGCCACATCGCATTAGAATTGGCGACATCCGCAGACGCCAATGCTTTTTGTCGCGTCCACTGCGCGGATTCCTGAGCGTAGGCACGAGTGTACGCACTATTCGCCATAGCCAACGCGCCGCCATTGTTGACAACACTAAAATGAGGGAGATTGGTGATACCGAAGCTTGCATTAAGCATTTCACCGCCGTCAATCGGCAAACCATATCCCCGATTGTTGATTTGGAGTGGGTTCAGCGTGTCCGCCCCGGCCTCATTGTATCCGGGGACGTAGAAATTGATTCGCGTACCGGACGGGGCATAGGTGTACGTTTCCCGGATTGTGAGATTATCAGACTGAATATCCTCCGGCCTGTAGTTGATTGTCGTACCGTTGAGGCAACTGCATTCCACGACGCAATAGGGGTAGCAGTATAGTTTACGGAGATTGCGATATCGTTGCGGGATGTTAAAAAGGCCCCTGAAATTGCCTACCGTCATGACGTCCTCGTAACGCATGTCAGAGTCCACGCCGCTTTGGAAAACATAGACTCGTCCATGTTGCGCGTCAACCGACTGGCCGTAAATTTGTGTTACCTCCTGACCGTAGCGGTTGATGTAATCCTGTGGGATTTTCGGCACCATGTACACGGCGCAAATGCCTTGGGTAATCCACGGGTATGATGTGCCGGACGCCATGATGTTCCACACGTAACTCATTCGAGAGTCACAATAGTAGACATTGCATCCATCTGTCGCGCCCTCGAATATGCTGCCCGTCGCCGTGCGCAAATCGGGTTTAGATTCACTGCCGGGGGATTTGGTCAAATCCGTGGTGCTCACGATGATAACGCCATAATCAACCCAATCCAACCCCCCGTGAACCGTATCCAGATGCTCCCCGGATATGATGGAATGATACCGTTGTGCCGTCGTTACCATCTCACTGCCGGTATCCAAGCCCTCCGGCAGTGCCAGATAGGTGCGCCCGTAACCATCCCACTGGTGTTCATTGGCCACACCGATATGACCGCGCGTTACATAGCAACTGCCGAACGTGATATCATGCTGGAAACTCTGCCATACATCCAACATCAAAACCAATTGCGTGCAATGGGCGTTGACATATTCGACGCGCTGGATGAAATAGTACCATGCGCGCGGCCCCTCAAGCTCAGGGTAGTCATTATAGGCCACCAGATAATTCCAGTTCGACGCCTCGTTAAATGGGAGTTCGATGCGGGCGGGCGCGTTGAAAATATGCATGGTGGCCGGGCGGCATTCAACGCCATCCAGTTCATCGAACCACTGTTTTTGTGTTTCACGTGAAACAAACCGCACAACATCGCGATATGAGGCGTCCCACGGGACGCGGCAGAGTTTCAGCGTGGTGTTAGGCGTCCATTCCGCCCAAGAGAAATTAGTTTCCACATAGGGGTTCACGTCATCAATCATCATCCAACCTCCGATATGACAAAGCCCGGAACGTTCACGTGGGTTACGCTCCGGGCCTTGTATTGCATCTCGCCGTGAGAGAGAGTAGCCAACCGGCCACCCTCTCATTATATCACGCGGTCACGGTCACGCTCTTCTTGCCGGATACGCCGAACAGCGTGGCGGTGATGTCGGACGTGCCCGCCTTGACGCCGGTCACAGCACCCGACTCGGATACGGTGGCGTTGGCTGGGGTGCCGGACGTCCATGCGGCTTGCGCGGTCACGTCGGCGGTTCGGCCGTCAATCATGGTCGCGGTGGCGGTCGCCTGCGCCGTATGGTTCACAGTCACATTCGAGACATTAACGGCAATCGACGCGATAATCGACGGGCTGAATCCGATGACACCTTCGCCGACCACCGGCACGTTCAGGGCGGCGGACACGGTGCCCGGCACTTCCGGCGTTGCCGGGTTTGTGTACAGGGCCGTGGCCGTCACAGGAATGACAATGTTCGACTCATCAAGACCGACCACCAGCACGCCGGTAGGCGAGATATAGGTGTAATCGCTCTTGGGCTTAGCAGTGTCACCAATGCGATACCTGACAGCATCCGAGCGGAACGTGGCCGTACCGTCATTGGTGATGGTCGTATCGGCGGT